CGATGGGGCCAGGAGGAACACCAAGGGAGCCAAGGGCAGCACCGCCGCCTCCAGCTCCCCCGCCGCCTCCGGAGCCTGAATCTTCTGAATCGTGTAACACATTCAAATCATCGAACCCTGCTAGTGATCCTTTTAATTTATCTGCAGCTTTGCCTGCCTTACCAAGTCCAGACGTTAATCCACCTGCAGCAGCACCAGCCTTACCTATATTGGAAGCTATTGCTCCTGTAGCACCTGCCGCGCCTTTGCCACCAGTGATTAATCTTGTAAAAGCAACAAAGTAATTTGCAAGTGTCTGTAGACCTCCTAGAATAACGTTTATAACGCCAATAATTGGAGTTAATACATTTATCAAGCCTTGGCCAATTGTCGCCTTAAGCTCTTCGAAACGAAGCGATAGGACACGTGTACTATTTGCCCAACCGTCTGATGTTCTTTCGAAGTCTCCAGCAGCATTAGAAAGCGCGTTCTGTACGAATGCTAATCGTAATGCTACCTTTTCTTGCTCTGACATCTTGGCTGTTGTTTTACCGAAGCCATTCGCCAAAGCATATTCATCAAGAGCCGATTGAGTCATAACGACACCCAAGCTCTTGAGTGATTCTGTTTCACCTGTAAATACAGATTTTAACTTAGTGAATGCCTCATCATTCGATAGGTTATAGAATGATGCCACATCACCTGTTAACGTTGTTATAGCTGAAGCCATGTCGTACGATGCAGCTTCTCCGTAACCAAATGCCTGCGCCATAGAACCAAGTTGTCCCATGTACTCTTTGGCTACTTTCTGCGACATGCCAATACTTGTTATTGCGTTACGTGCGAATTCATCTACACGTTTTGACATTGTAGGGAATGTAACGTCAACAACGTTTTGGACTTCAGCAAGGTCAGAGCCCAATTGAATACATTGCGATCCGAATCTCGCTAATGCTGTAATGGCCAAAACTTTTCCGATAGTAGCACCAATAGCATTAAACCTTCCGGTTAAGATGCTATCTGCCTTATTTGCAACTTTTGCTACATCTTTTTCAAGGTTGTCATTAAGCTTGACACCTAATTCAACGGACCCTACTTCTGTTGCCATCTAATCACCTCTCATTTCTATGAAGCCAATGCCTTCATGGCTTCTTCAAGGGCTCTCATAGACTGCATATAGGACTTGCTATCGATAGGTTTCTTGCTCTGTCTTGCCTGCCACTCATCCCGTATCCTTTTATCGCTTGCAGACATGTTTTTGATGCGTTCTTTATCCGTAGTGGATCTAACATCAACTACATGCCCTAATGGCGTATCACCATTCAATCCAGTAAGTAGAGTACAGAACTCTCCCCACTGCATTTCAGGCTCATATCTTAAACGGATTCCGTATTGCTGAGTAACTGAAGCATCGATTAAATCCCAATCCTCAAACAAGTCATAGTAAGACTCATCGTTATGCTGTGGTGTTACGAAAAGTTTTTTCCATTTCTTCAAATGACTTATCTGTAACAAGAGCCATCATTCCAATGAATAGTGATTGATAAGCTGTAATAGATAACTCCATTGCTTCAATTTCTTTAAAAGCCTCTTCTCCAAGACCTAACTTAATAGCCTTATCGATTCCATCTACTGAAGCTGCACCCTCATTAAGTATTGCGTTCATCTGTAGAACTGTATTTTTGCGGTCGTCAACTTTATAAGTTTTTCCTTCTGCAACTTGTAAGAACTTAGGCTCATTTACGAGCTTTGCACTAATATCGATAATTTTTCCCATATACATTTAAAAGGGCAGCCGTCGTGACCGCCCATTCCTTTCTATTTTTTTGTTTTTAAACTGCTGGAGTATAAGTTGGCTTTCCATCAGAGTTAACTGTGAACTCTAACGCTCCAACATTTGTTGAGTCTCCGCCTTCAGCAGATGTGACATCCACAATCGCATTGAAGGCTAACTTCGCACCACTTACCATTGTCCATTCAAATGGAATAGTAGCTTCCTTGCCTGTCTTGAAAGCAAGAGAAGCGATGTAGTCATTTCCTTCGTCGCCGATGTTTCTCTTACCTTTGAATTCAATCTTCAAAGACTTGGAAGTCATCAGACCACGCTGCCAACCTTTTGTATCCATAGGATTCCAGTTTTCAATACCATTAGAGAATGATACTGAAAAAGACTCCAAATCCGCTACATTAACTTTCTTTGGAGTAGCTTTTGTGCCAATATCAAACTTGAATTCATTGTTAAATACTGGGAATACACCTGTATATTTTTCAGACATATTATTTATTTCCTTTCATAATAAATTTCGATTTCTATGACTGATTCATAGATTCCTTTATCATCCGTTCCGACGTCTTGCGGTTCCGGAACTAGCATGTTAATAAACTGCACTTTCCAATCACCTATAGTTGGATGTTTTGCATTCATGATTGTTTCAAAAAGCGTATTTGCCGCTTCATCGGTTTCCCTGGCATTGTTGTTCCAGTGAATTAATAACGATGCGCGTTTAACGTTGTAAGAGGACTTGTTTCCTAATGCTGTTATTGGACTACCAGAACTAGACAACTGATAAACACCTATCGCCTTATCAGGCTTCTGATCTAACTTACCGATATAGTAATGTTCAAATAAATTTAGTGTTTTCAACCAGTTTCTAATTTCATAAAGTCTCATTGTACTAGACATCTGCACACTCCTTTACAAACGATTCAAATCGTCTTTTTACCCAACCTGCATATTTGCCTTTAGAGGTCCACGGTTCAAACCACTTACCACCTGCATGCTCATTGTTTTCTGTACTGAAGTTGTATTCCGGATGAAAATAAAGCCTACGAGCGTATGGAGTGGATGAAACTACATAAGCGTTATCAGGATTACGTGTATCATCAATAAACGTATTTTCCTGCAGGGTTCCTTTGTCAAACGGTATCACTTGCTTATCTCGTACATCTGTACGGATAGCATCAGCCGTCTTGTACAATGCCTGCCGTAATCCATCTCGCAATGTAGCAACATTTCCGTAATGGATTCTAACCTTACCCAAGATCTACCTCACAGTAATTTACGCTTCCATCAGGATTGCGTGCTTTTTTACCAGAAACGATGGTCCTCTTCTCTCCGAAGATAATCGCCTCGCCTATGCCAATTTCAAGCACGCTAGGGGCTACATCTCCGTTAAATAGACAAATACCCGTCAATTGCACAAACGTCTCTTTATCGGTACGTACGCGCTTTGCAGAGCCTTGATAATTACACAAGGCATCCAACTCTACAGCTTTGACCGGTGCTCCGTCTTCGTCAATTCCTTCTTGATGGAAAATCAAATGAATTGGAGTCTTGCAGAACTGCGGTAATACCAATGATGGCCAACTACCCATAATAGCCAAACCCTCTATAGCAAAGACCAGTTCTAAGCAGTATTTGATACAACTCTTCAGGCATTGCAATTCCACCTTCTACATGTAGATTCCATGATTGGCCAAACTGCATTGAAACACCGTTAATTGCATAGCTACTTAAGTATGTTTCTAACATGCTTTCGTTTTGATAAAGAAATTCGGCTTGCCGGCATATCACATCTTGGATGGAAGACTTACGAAAAGGGGACAGGCTATCAAAGCCCATCCCTTCGATTCTTCCTCTACAGATAGTGTTAACTTGCCGTGAAGCAATCGTTAAATATCTATCGGCATTATCCTCAGTCAAGATAATACCGTTATAGGTGTCCTTGTAATACGCTTTATCGACGTATTGCATTTACATCACCTCATTTCTTGTTGCTTTTCTTATCTGTTTCTTCGATTTCAGGCTGAATCTCCGGTTCAACAATTGGCTCAATAGGCTCAACTTGTTCAACCGCTTCTAGATCCACTTCTTTAACGAAGATTTTTCCTACTGTTTCTGCCATAATCTGTACCTCTTATTAGGCTACGTGGTGGCAATATACACCAGCAAGCTTGTTTTCGTACACGTCTACCAAACCATACTTGCGGTAGCCAAAGATATAGCCGTCTGCTGTTTGGTTTTGATCAGGTGTAACAATCTTAGGAGCGACGTGCTTGTTGTACTTTAAGATTGCGGACTTTTCAACAATCATGAAGTTGATTTCCTTACCGGCTGTGTTCTTTCTGAAACCACCAGCTTCTTCTCCACCAGTCTTACCATCAAGTAAATCAATTGTTGTGTAGAAACGAGCTTGTGGAACTTCTACAACCTTTGAGAACTTGTTTAGAACAGCCTTAGACTTTGTTGTGTCTAGATCATCAATCAAGCCCTTTAATGTAGGCGTGATGTAAAGGATACGGCTTTCTGTTGGAACCTGGTCTTCATCCATCTTTGTAGATGCTGTACGTAACGCCTTAACCACAGCTTCACCAGTAGCTAATGCACCAGTTGCACTTGAAATGCCTGTCTTACCTGCTAACTTGGCAAAAGTAAATGCATCTCCTTCAGGAGCTACCTTTGTGCGTGTGAACTCTCCCATAATCTTTGGAGCAATCACATTCATTGTTTCTTCTTCGTCCATGTTGTCTACATTGAATGCACGACCACGCTCATAGTTGAACTTAACAGTTTCATACTTGAACTTAACGTTGCCCTTTGTGTAGCCTTCGTTACGGTCATACTTTCCTAAACCATCCATCTCTAACTTAGGAATAACGATTTCATTCGCATTTGCTCCTTCTTTAGCTAGTTCTGGATCTGATTCTAGATCGGCTGTTAATGATGCGAGTGCATAAACCTGATCTAAGAGTGGTACATACTTCTTTGCATATTCGATTGTATTTGGCATTTAATATTCCTCCTATTTTTTAACACCAAAATTTTTGGCAAGGACATCGTCTAATGATGCCTTTGAGTTGGAGCCATCTGCTCCGATTTTTGTGAAGCCCTGTGTTGTCGCTCCAGCTTGTACTTTGAAATCAGGGAACGCCTTTACAACTTCTTCGATAGCAGCTTTAACGCTATCTTCATTAATTTCCCCTTTATCGTTTAACAACTTGGAACGATCAATAAGTTTTGCTAAGAAAGGTAATTTTTCAGCGCTGACGCCTTCAGCAAGTTCAGAAATCTTTTTGTCAATTTCGATGTTTTGAATCTGCAGCTTTAATCGCTGATTTTCTGCAAGCATGTCCGCTTGTTCTTTTTCTTTAGACTGCTTGTCAGCTTCTTTCTTATCCTTGAACTCTTTGATTGCCTTATCCATTTCATCAGCCGATACACCTTGCTCCTTTAGATACCCTTTTAGGGCAGCATATTGAGCTTGTGTTCCACGCTTGTCTAAAACATCAGCAATCTTGTCGTAGTCGATAGAAACGCTTGAATTTGCTCCTTGCGCGCTAGGTGAAGCACCGTTGTTGTCATTTCCATCTCCTGTGTTTGGTTGTGCTCCATCATCAGCAAAAAACTGAATGTGAAGCGGATACTTTAATACTTCTTTCATAGTTCCTCCTGTTTTTTGGGTGTCTCCCTTAAATCAAACACGCACAGTTTTTAAGGCATATCGTGATTGGCCATAAGAAAAGTCACTACTCTTCTGCAGTGACTTCTGTTTCTTCGATGATTTCTTCGTCTGCACTTACAATTTCTGCTACACCATACTTCGTAAGAATCTCAGCACGTTCTTGAGAACATTCAAATTGATCATCAACAATCATCAATTTATCTTGCTCTCTATCGAAATAATCCTGTGTGACTTTTACTTGCACCATTTCCTTTCTCCTTTCATGCATGAAAAAAGCACCCTTAGTAGAGTGCTTATCCGATTTTTATTTAACAATATAACCCGCTTTTCTGAGCATTACCTTTTCTTCTTCAGTAGGACGATGTATTGCAATAGGCATTGTCAGTCTACGTACATAACAATCCCACGCCTTTTTTTGCTCAGAACGTGTGTGTTTTTTCTTGTTCATAATTTCAACACCTCCAATACTGTATGACTTCCTTGCTTATATAGTAGTCGGACCCAAGTATTTTTGTCAATCAGCAACTCTCTTTGTTTTTTAAATTCACTCAGTTCTTCTATATACGCGCATCTTGTCCCCGCACTTACATAAAGTTCAATTTTGTATTCTTTATTCAATGTTCCGGATTTTGAAACGGAAGTACTCATAAACGGTTTTAACTTCACTAGTTCACCTATCTCAACATCTTTGAATAAATCTATATCTACGGATCTGTATGCAATAACATTTTCCTTTAAGTCGAATTTTGAGATGGCTTCAGACAAAATACGTGAATGCTTTTCCAAAACTGCATCATAAGGTTGATCCCCATTCAGCATTTGGTTCAATCTAAAATAAAATTGATTTTCCCTATCATCAATCGAATTATAAGTGTATTTATTGATTGAATATTTTTGTGCTTCTGTTAGGCTATTCACCCACTCTGTTGCAGCGCCTCTAAGTTTTGGAACAACCTTATCAGCAGGTAGAGCTATCTTCTCAAAGGAATCTTTAAATTTCCTGTATTCGAGATATTCTTTTGGTGTTTGATTGCCTGTTTTACCGTGAATCATTGAGTTGTTAATCGCTAAATCGTTGTTATCTTCCTTATCAAAGAAGCGACTTCTGTAGTTTGTATACTGCTCTGCTTGTTTTACATACTTCTCATCAAGCCCTATTAGCTGCTGTTCTTTATCCGCATGTTCCTTAATTTTGTCTTCACTTAAAGAACCGACCTGTAGTCTTCTTTCACGCTGGATCTGATGCTGTAGGTAGTGATGCTCTTGCGAGCCTGGTGGATTCTCATATGTCGGCTGTCTTGGATCACCATCATCGTCGTTATCCATACCAGGATAATAAGTGCTTAGGTGATGTTTACAGTTTGGATGGAATAAGCCACCAGATATAGCTGTACTTAGCAAAGGTAAGTTAAGTTCATCAGCTTCTTCTGGTGTTCCTCCACTATACACGTCGTCAACATACACACGTCCCTGCCATGGTTGGCATGTTTTAGAACACATACCATACTTTGATACCTTGACTGTATGTACACCTAACTCCTGACGTTTAGCACCGTCTGCATACATGCCAATTCGCTTATTTGTTGTACGTAATGACATCTCTGAGTACGTTGCCATGTTGACGTGTCTGCCACCTTTATACACAACGCAATTAATGCCTCTGGATAGAAAATCATTACTGGCCATATCAATCGCTTTATCAAGTGTTCCTGCGCCACTTGCTAAATACGTCTGTGCATTGTAGATGACTTTGCGATACTCATCATTAGCTTTACGCAACATTGCGTGCTCAGCCTTTACTAGATCGCCAGTCGTCGCTTTAACTAAAGCCTGCACCTTACGGGAATGCACTCCAAAGAAGTTTGTTTCTTTTTGACCAAGAATGCTATCAAGAAATTGCTCATTGATTGCTTTGAATTCTGAAGAAAAAAGTCTTGGATTTTTCTTTTTGAATTCCTCCAAAGACTTTAATTGCTCTGCCTGCCATCTAGACCAGGTGAAGCCGTATTTATTTTCTTCTTCATTGTGCCTTTGCCAGTTACGTTTCATAGATGAAATCAGTTCAAGCTCGATACGTCTAAACGCTTCAGCAATATCGTAGTCCATTAACTAAACATATCTGCAGGCACATTCGGCTCCGGTAGCTGCACTGCACCACTTTCTTCAGCAATACGTTGTGCCTCTTCATCTTTCCAAGCATCTTCTTTAGATTCGCCATACATTTCATCAAGTGCTGTTCTTATTGACATAACACCGCCTTGCTTAGCTTTAGTGACAGTTTCGACAACAGCTTCGAACGATGGGTTTGCATACTCACCAAAATCAACATTCACATCAAGGTCAAGCGATTGTGACAATCCCTTATTGGTCATACCATCTTTCGTCATAAGCACACTTGTAATTAGCTTAGGAATCATCTCTGTAAAGGCTTCAATGATTGCGTTTCTTGTATACAGTGTTGTTTTCTCTTTCTCTCGCTGAGCTTCAGCATTCTCTAACTTCTTTGTATCAATGCCTAATGTTGACGGGCTAATCAAGCCTTGTAGGCATAGATCCAAATAAGTGATGTAGCTCTGCAGATAGTTCTCTGTTGGGATTGAAGGCTGTACAACGCTGATTTGCTGTTTTGCATCTTCACCAATAGCGTTTCCTGTTTTGATGAAACGGTCATCAAAGTCATTTGGTGGTAAGTCCATTCCATTAGCGCCTTTAGGCACTAATGAATCAGGGATATACTTTGTCGCACGCCCTGCTCTGACCGCATCTGCCCATTGCGAAACAACCTCATCAAGCGCATCGTATGAATCCTTTTTCTTATCAAAAATTGATTCACCTCGACCTTTGTACATGGTTGATTCAAAGATAGAAAAAGGGATTGCCATCATAAAGCTTCCCTTTGTTTTTGTTTCCTCGTTATACCCACCAAACTGCACGTCTACTAGGTCCTTTGTTTCTTCTAGCTCATAAAGGTCCGTCTTATCCAAGCTATAACTATTGATATGAAATAGTTCATACTTAACATAGCCATACCCGTAGCGTTCCTTTAGTAAGTACTTACGTGTTGTGCCTTCTTGAATCTTAACTGTCTTAAAAACGATTTCCACTAATCTTCCACGTTTGTAGATTAAATCAATCTTATCTCCTGGATAAAACTCAATGATTGGCTCATCTGAAACATCACTATCAACTGAAATTTTGAAAGCGCCGTCCCCAACATACAGAGTATCTTTGATTGCTTGCTTAAACAGTTTCTTCAAATTGTTATCATCTGCAATCTTCTGCCATTCATCATTACGATTATTGACTTCGATTTTATTCAAATCACGAATAACAATATCCGTTAGCACTCTTACCGTTAATCCTGGTAAGCCTGTATGAATCTTGTGAATAGGTGTAGACGGCGTTGCTCCCCAGAATGTTGCATTCTTATTGCCAGTGCCCTTTATTTGCTTATAGAGTGCTGATAATTCTGCCGGCTGACCACGCATCCATACTCGGTTGATTCCCGCGTTAAATTCATAATCATAAGCTTCATCAATCGTTACACCTTCTCGATCAGCAGGTTTTATTTCAAGCCATGATTGAATCGCTTGTTTGATGTTCATTCCAATACCCATTGGTTACTTTCCTCCAATTCCTATTTCCCTCTTAAATGGCAGCCATGCATACTGATTTGCATTAATCGTGTGATCGTTGCCATCTTCCGGCTCATACTTGTCTTCTCGCCAGCTGTACACTTCTAGCTCATGTATGTGATTCTTGCAGTGGTCTAATACCAGGTAATCACCTTTAGCAATCCATCCTAGTTGCAGGTTGATACGGTCGATAATCTTTGTTTTCTTGTAGGCTGGTATCACCTCGTAGATGCTGCCATTCAAGCGTTTATATTTCTGCCATTCTGTGATGGTTGCTTGATCGGCCGAATCCAAGAACATGTACTTCGCATATCCCCACTTCTCTCGATTGCGATCTGCGAAGTCGACTAATCTTTGTACTGTGTCACTTGGAGCAATCGGAATCTGTAGATCCGCATTGTTGTAAACTTCTTCATCAAGTGTTACCAACTTGCCATCAACAGTTATTCCTTGGAACAACATCGCAATCGTATCAGGCGACTTTTGCGAGTAAGCTGTATCGATGCCTACCGTGAAAACCTTAAAGGCCTTCCTGAGCTTGTCTTTGCCGCCTATTTGAGCGATTAATCGCTCGCACGTAATAATATTCGTCTTGCGCTCAAAGTTGCTAAAAACAAGCCCTGTGGCTCTTCCACGAAGCCCCTTGATTTTATTCTTCCAAAGCTTCGTACCAACAGGTACAGATTCGATAATCTGTTTTTTCTTTTCTGCAGATAATCCGTAGTTATCATCGAAATTAAAAAACCAGTGTACCCAGTTTGGATGCTCCGGCTCGTTTAAATCATTTAGAATCTCTTGTGGCGTTTCCTTTGTCCATCTCTGAATAGGACGGCAACGGTTGATGTACTCTTTGTATACAGGCAACGATGGGTCATCAGGGTTCAATGTCATCATGGTATAGTCTGCACGCATAATAGACTCGCGCACAAACTCCATGTTAGCTGTATTTACCTCATCGATAAGTAAGCATCCGTACTGACCACCTAATGCATCCTTCCATTTCTCTTTTGTGGAATAGCCAACGATAAAGACAATCTTGTCTCCAGTTGTAGCATGCACGATCAAGTGCGGCATCTTGTACTCTTTGGAGCCATTGCCTCGATACTCAACCAAATCTCCGAAGTCATCCAAAATCCCAAGGTCTTTGTTAATCAAGTTCTTCTCTACAGTACCTGTATCATCACCTGCGATGATGTGAAGCTTCTTAGGGGATTGCCAAACCTTCAAGATAAACTTATAAACTCCAACGGTTGTTTTGCCCGCAGCAGTTGAGCCTTCAAGCGCTTCTAGTTCTGCATCATACTTTAGAAATGCTTTGAACTTAGGTGATAAGATTAATCGCAAATCGCTCATTCTTCATCAGCAACCTTCAACTGTTCGATTACATCGTCAACCTTAGACTGCTTTGTTTCTAATCCACCTGATAGTTCGACTTTCTTTTGGAACATGCCTAGATGTTCGCCTATTAGTTTAAGAGCTGTATTAGCTCCTTTACTGTCAAAGGTAAACTCTGCATCAGAATCAACGTAAGAATGTGAATCAGAATCCCAAACCTTCACAGGCGTAGCTTGCATGCATCTGTTTTTAACTTCGATAAGGTCTTTAAGTACATCTGCAGCAGTCACCTTAGCTTCTTGTGCAATCTGCTCTTTCAGCTCACGCACGTACGCGGCAACGTTAGCATTTGCTAGCAGTCTACTAGAATTAGCAGATGCTGTTCTATCGCTTTTACAGTTAACATAAACTAACTTGTAAGCACGTATTGCATTGAGATCGACCACATACTCTTCACAGAAACGTTTTTGCTTGTCTGTTAATTTCTTCATAGGCTTGCTCCTTTCTAATCGTCATACACACATTGGAAACTATCAGCCGGAAAGTTATATACACAAAAGGAGTACTTATTGAATAGTTTTAGGGTGATTTCAAATGTTAAGCTGATAGCTTCGAATGTGCATACGAAAAAACCACAAGCTGATTGCTTATGGTTTTCGCCTACGCCCATTATACATCTAAAAGTTGTGGGACATGTCCCAAAATTAAATTAGTCATCAAAAAGAGTAGGTTGCTTAAAATCGCCATGTTTATATCTACCACATGAATAGACCTTAATTACTTTGAATGTTCTCTTTGTATTAACTAAAGGCACACCATCTTGATCAGTTCTAAAACATACCTCTAAATCAACATCCATGTCTATCATAGAGGTAAATTCCACATACTTTTGGTGCACGGCAGTTAAGAAATCCTCGTCTTCTATATCCGCTTTTACTACCTCTCCACTGAAAACCAAATCCCACTTGGTCTTATTATGAAGATCGGGCTTTATGACTTTTACAATCGTACGATAATTAGAAACGTTTTCTTTCACATTATTTTCTAAATTTTCTACATCAATTGGAATCGAAAGACGTTTAAACATATCTTGAGGAATAGAAACTTCTCCATCATCTCCAAAATCATAGCTTAGATATGTGCGCTGACCATCTTTTTCAACAGCTCTCATCGTTTCAGATAACGATTTCTCAAGTTGTGAATCTTGCGTATATACGGTATAAGAATAATTATTGATTGTTACAGTCGAATTGTCGTGTGCTTCCACCTTCACATTATTGCCGATATATTCGACAGATTTAGGCTTTTCACCACCTAATATTTTTTTGAGTTCTACTGCTTCCTTTAAAATGGTCAGAATGGTAGGAACGGCTGCAACAAAGGGAGAAATGGCTGTCATAATTTCCTGTACCTCTTGAATCACAACGACAAAGCTTCCCTTTTCGACATTTTTAACAACGAATTTACAATATTGTTCCTCTTTTACAGTTTTATCAGCTATAACTTTTAGCGCTGTAACAGTAGAACTTAGTGTGTTCGTCAAAGTTTCCAAATCGATATCATTGTCTCCACCAATGCGAATCTTCATACTTTCAGTATTCATTATCATCACCTTAATATGCTTTTTCACATTATCACCCACTTTCAGATTAATTTCAACAGTATATCATCTAACCGCCTAGACATAGTACTCTTTCCGTTGTACATATTTTGTGCCAGTTCTCTTAAAGTTTTCTTGTACTTATAGCGTTGCTCGATTAGCTGCATATCTACCTCGTCCAGCTTGTTTAGCTTCACCTGCACTCTGCTGATCAAGTAAAGCAGGTCTTGCTTCTGCTTCATCAGCTCATCCTGCTCCTGGAAGAGATCCAGCATGTTGAGATTGCTGTAAATCTTTGTCCCCTTCTGATACTTAGCTTCATCTGTACTCATAATTCTAGGACTTCCAATCGATGTCAGCTGCGCATCGATTTCAGCGATACGATAGTTCACGTCTTCAAGCTGACGTCTGTATTCGTAGTGATTTCTTAATTCTCTGTCAATCACTTGCAAATCTTCTCTGTATGGATCTTCGTTGTTCATTCCTTACATTCCTCCTTCAGCCTCTTCTGCAGGCTGTTTCGCTTTACTTGTAGTTCACTTAATTGAATCACCGACTTACTTATTTCTCGGTCCTCAGACAGTCCGTAATGATGTTGTGCGACAATCTGTGCTCTTCGTGATAGCAGTGCTAGATTGCTCAGTTCTAGATTTTCTTTATTCTTATCCAAGAACGTTACGGTATAGTCCTTTGGAATAGGACCATTCGCTTCTTCCCAAATGAGTCTGTGTGTTAGCTTCCACTTGTTCGGTTCTGCCACTTTCGTTTGGAAGTAGCCATCTGTGTTTTTGACGGTCGTTCCTACTGGAAGATGGTTCTTAGGGCAATTCCCTTTTTTAAATCTAGTCTTCTCGCTGTTTGGAATTCTGAAACTGTGATCGCCCTTGTGTTTGTCAATTCTGCCCTTCTCGAACCAACCAGTTAAGCCACTAGAGACTTTATGATTTTTCTTCCAAGTTTTTAACTGCTGTGGTTTTCGTTGCTCCCCAAAGTGTTCGTTAAACTTATTGGTCAGTTCTACATTTCCTATCCCCTTAGCATTGTCATAAATCCATTGTTCTTGTTCATCAGTGAATACTCTGTTACTTGGCTTCATGAGTTTTACTCTCTAAAAGCATGTCGGGAATCTGCACAGTATCACGTCTTCCCCATTCCATCTGCGTCTTCGTTGCCTCTAATGCTGTCTTTGCATTATTGACTAGTACGCTTCCTACCTTTGTGATTGCATCGGCTCTTGCTATCTCTTTTTCAAGTTCTTCCTGCGTTAGATCTTCATCGCCTAGTCTTTCTAGCTCTGCGAAAAGGTGGTTGTTCAAATCCATCAAAGTATTTCTTGGCATTTCATTAGCCCTCCTAAAGTTTATTTCTTCTTTCCATGAATGCTTGTTCGATTAGACCTTTTACGGTCTCGACTGCTTTTATCTGCTCTTCGTATGGTTCCCTTCCATACATTTTTTTCTTTGCTTGAAGAAGTGCCAATTCTGTTTTGAATATTTTTCTAAGGTCTTCTATTGAAAAAATCGGTGTTTCGATAGCCTCAAATACATTCATCATAGTGTAGTAGCTTCTCAACAATTCTCTTGAACTTCTGCTCCATCAGAAATAAGTCAAAACTGTTTATTTCTGTGTGTTGATTGTTTCTCATGGCTTTCTTTGTTGCTTCGATTTTTTCGTATAGCTCTCGACCTTGGTCTTTTAGCTTTTTAAGTTCTTTATACTGAATCATCTATCTCCATCTCCTGCTGATCTAGCTAGGCTCGTTACAACAATTCCGAAAAAATAGCCTAGTACAAAACATACTGCTCCTGTTAAAAACATTATTCTTCACCTGCTTTCTTGATTTCTATCATCACTCCAGGGTGCCAAGTCCAAATCTTGCTTAGGTTCAATTGAACGATGTTCTTGTCATCTTTGTAGAATCCCAGTTCCTGCATTACGTCCTGTAGCATCTTGTTCGCATTATCTAAATCGGGTTTGTTTGTGCATGGCTCACCGTTTTTATGTTTGCCAGCAGGAAAGCCCCAAATGATATTTAACGTAATCGGACCATCAAGCGGTTTATCAGGAACATATGCAGCTAAATGAGCACGATACTTATTTCTTGCATCGACTGCGCTGCTATTTGCATAAATAGTCTTGGTCTTGAAGTTGACCTTTTTTTGTTGTGCCGTAGTAGTCGGTGGAATCATTTGTAAAAATATCTGCATTGTTATTTTTTATCCTTCTGATTTATCTCACTTTGAATTTCTATATCTCGAATGATACGACCGGCAGTTTTATGTGAAATCGTCGGATAGTACTGTTGTAGTATTGCTTTTAAATCATCAAGTGTGATTTTCAATTTCATTTTTCATCCTCTTCTTTCTTTCTCGCGCGTTAGGGATGGAGCGTGTGATGTTGGGAATATGCCCGCACCTCAAGCGGGGCATTTCCCTACTCACACACATCCCTGTCACACACCTGGGACATTTACAAATGTATATTTATATACGTTTTTGTCCCAACTAAATGTCCTAGGACAATAACATGTTCTTGTCCTGTGTCCCAAGTTAAATTTAAAGTGTAGGACAATAACGCTATTCTGTTTTTGTCCCAACTAAATGTCTTAACCTTAAAAGATACATGGGACATATAAATTTTACGTTTTTGCCTCAACCTCAATATTTTTGATAACAGTTGTTTCTTCACCTTTTTTGGACACTTTTTTATACAGTCCGTTAGACTCTTTTATACGCCTATAGATTGTTTTTTTCTCAACGCACAATTCATCAGCAAGCATTCCGACAGTCACTTCATCATGTTCTTGTGACAGATTTTCAAACGCAATTCCAAACTCATTTAAACGTTGATTTGAATTCTCTTCAGGCGTTTTTCTTGCTTTCATTGCACGTTGCCATGACGGCAATTCCTCATCAAGCGGTATATCTGCAAGCACTCCTGTTGTATCGACTGTATGAATTGGATAGTTGAACCAAATGTCAGTTTGCTGCGGCTTAGGAAATTCTCTAAGTGTCATATCTACTCGCCACGCTGTCATTTGTGATGCCTTTAACTCCGCTTGTTGTGTGATGATTTCAATCTGCTTATCATTGAGTTTTTTCTTGATTGTCACAGAATCATACAAATGGCTACCCATCTGTTTTCTGCTCATAAAATCATCGTACGGAATTGTTTCATAGTATTCTGGACTGTATTGCTTTATGACTCTTGCCCATTCATCACATACAGCTTTGTTTATCTGCTGTTCTGTTACACCATCGTTTAATGGTATCTGAATGAGGTCTATCATTGCATCCGGATCACGTGAGAATACGCCTGAGCCACTGGCTCTATCCATTGACTTCTTGCCACCCTGTGAGCCTTTTGAGTGATGGTGACAGTAGATAACAGCACAGTTTAATGCACTGGCAACTTTGTCAAATTGGTTTGTAAACTTGGCCATTTGCTCAGCACTATTTTCATCGCCTGTAATGACTTTATAAATTGGGTCGATAATAACAGCAATGTAATTCTTTTTCTGTGCACGTCTGATTAACTTAGGTGTTAACTTATCCATTGGGACTGCATTACCACGAAGATTCCAAATTTCAACATTTCTTAGGTTTGGCCTTTGGATTCCTAACTTTTCGTACACATCTTTAAATCTGTGTAAGCAGCTGGCGCGATCCAATTCAAGATTGATATATAAAACTTTACCTTGCGCGCAATCCCATTTGTTTAACCACTTACAGCCCTCTGCAATCGCAATCGTTAACTCAATCAATGCAAATGACTTACCTGCTTTAGATGGCCCAGCAATAAGCATCTTATGACCTTGTCTAAGTACGTCATTGATTAAGCATGGTGCTAACTCAGGAAGATTACTCCAATCGTCTTCAAGACTCTCTGGATCAGGTAAATCATCGTTAATTGATTCGATGTATTCTACCCAGTCATTCCAGGATTCCTTACCGATGTTGGTTGCAATTAGATACTGCCGATTGTTGCCACGCTCGAAGCCAGGCATTCTACTTAATCGACTTGGATTCTTTGTTGATGTATCTACATCCAAACCATTTTGTTTGCATACTTTGAATAAGTAATCTACTCGTCTTGAATACTCTTTTTCATTGGATGCTTCAATGCGTACGATGGCATGAATGCTCTTGTTGCCTGAGTGAACTAAAGCTGCAATCGGTAATTCTAGTTTTGTCATGAGTGAGTACTGCATGTCGATATTTTGGGTGTCTGATTCTACTAATGCATATTTGAAATCAGTAATATTATCAATTTTGCAACCTCCGCCATCCATAGGGTTGAAACTTATCCATGCTCCACAATTGTGATCGTAATCATAGAACACATCTTCAATCCTTTTAGCGTGGTCTAGTTCATCCATTAATCTGCCTGCAGTTCTATCATAGTTTCTTTGACCAGGATGATACTTACCATCCTGATCTTGGAAACATTTGACACAATATGCCACGTGGTCATTAGGTGCGTAGATTACTGACAGGTATTTTCTGATGTCTTCAACTGGATTCCAATTCTTGACTTCAGGTAACTTCTCATAATCCATCATGCTTTTATCGATGACACGATAGTTAAATTCAACAGTTTCGCCATCAAACAGCTCGCGTGCACCACCTTTAATAATTGGCTGATAATCTGCAGAAATATATCCGTTCTCACTTGCCATCTTAAAGATGGTATTACCGGTGATTCCGGTATTGATAAATGAATCCCATTTCTTTTCACATTCACCGGCGTGATAGCGGCTACCATCTTGCGATGACCATCTATCCCACATGTCTACTGAAGCGCCTTCATACTTCAAAGCCATACCTACATTGCACCACTCTTGGTAGTTCAATAAGCTTGGATCTATATATTCAAGTGCTGCGCTTAAATCTTCTAATCTATCTTCCATATACTAATTTCCTTTTGGCGTATATTCTGCAGGGTTAACTCCTGACGGTATTCTCCAGTTGTTAGCAGAAATGCGTGCAATCATATTGTTTGCATCCGTAAATTCCCATGTACCTACATGTGCGAATCCGCGTCCTTCTAAGAAACGAATCTGCTTAGGTGTAGATAGTCCAGCATCACGACGCTTCTGCAATCTATCCATGATCAACGCTGCCTTTCCGGCATTCTCGATTTCATCAGCAAAGATTCCGAACTTCTCTAATACATCTTTTTGTTTCTTGCTGACTGGTGCCATTTCCCATCCAAATGAAGGTGTATATCCAGTTAAGTCTTCAGCTTGAATACTCATTTCAAACTGCAATGGATCTACAAGCTTGCGTTTACGTGTCTTCATTTCTTCGAGTTGTGCCTTTAGGGCTTCTTCTCTTTGTGCTTGTACATCTGAAGATGCTTCTTTTTCTGCTTCTTCAATATCTTCAGGACAACCGCTTTCTGCAAGATTTTCGGTCATCTTTTTGGCCACTTCTTTATCCGTACAGATGATGTCTGCAGGTCTACAGAGCTCATGTCTTTCAGACAGCCATAGGAAGTCCAGGATAAGCAAATCTTCTTTACCTGGAGAAAGTCTCGTTCCTCTTCCTACCATCTGACAATAAAGGCTTCTAACCTTTGTTGGACGTAATACAATAATGCAATCTACATCAGGACAATCCCATCCTTCAGTAAGCAACATTGAGTTACAGATAACGTTGTACTTGTTATCACTGAAGTCTTTTAGAATCTGTTCGCGATCATCTGAATTCCCGTTTACTTCTGCAGCTTTAAATCCGTGATTTATCAAAATGTTTTTAAACTTCTGCGATGTAGCAATCAATGGAAGAAACACAACTGTCTTTCTATCCTTGCAGACTGTTTCCATTTCTGTAGCAATCTGTTCAAGATAAGGATCTAGTGCAGTGCCTATTTCATTCGCTGAAAAATCACCTGCAGTAACCGACACATTGTTCATGTCAATTTTGAGTGGAACGGTTTGCGCTTTAATCTTGCATAGGTATCCTTCTTTGATTGCCTGGACAATTGAATACTCATATGCCAGCGATTGAAATAGACTGCCTAATTTGCGCATATCAGAGCGTTCTGGTGTAGCAGTGACACCTAATACATTTGCTTTATCAAAGTGCTCTAGAACGCGTGTATAAGTGTCTGAAACTGCATGGTGTGCTTCATCGACAATAATTGCATCAAAATAATCATTATTGAACTTAGCAAGGCGGCTAGGCCGCATAAGTGATTGAACGCTACCGACCACAACACGATTCCATGTACCTAGACATGACTGGTCTGCTTTTTCTACAGCACATGTGAGTCCTGTCATTCTGTGGAGTTTATCTGCAGCTTGATCAAGAAGTTCACCACGATGTGCCATTACTAGCACTCGCTTACCTTCTTTCACTTGATCCTCAATTACTTTTGAGAAAACGACCGTTTTACCACAACCGGTAGGAAGAACGAGCAGAGTGTTCTTGACTCCGCTCGCCCATTCCTTTTCGATTGCCTGCCTTGCTTGTTCCTGGTACGGTCTAAGCTCCATTAAAAGCGACCGTTAGACCAGTTCCCTGCGTTAGGTGTAGGGTTGCCAGCTGTAGGCATTGCTTCAAGTGGTAACATCTTCTTGATATTGTTATATTCGCTCTTGCCATCACTGCCCTTGCGGTGATTAATTTCAGCACGACCGCGCTTTCCAATTACGACTTCTTTTCTCCAATCAAATGTGATTGGTTCACCTTTCTTATGCATACCTACAGCATCATAGAATGATGCAATCATGCCTAAGCAACCTTGATTGTTGTACATGTATAAATTGTGTTTTAAATCAACATCACTACCATCTGTTGGATCCTTAAAACGTAATGTCAAGATAACTTGCTTGCATGGTCCGATTTTCCCTGAACTCTTTGGACCAGGTTGATAACGTGTTTCATCTAAGTCAACTACTGTGAAATCATAAGTCCCTTCCGGAAGTAAAACGTACCCTTTGTCATAGTCTCCTAAATCTGCAGCAGAGACTGTCATTCCATCCATCAATTCTCCGCTCTGTTGTTGTGGTGCTGCCTGTTGGCCATATGCATTTTGCGCATATGGATTTTGATAATTGTTGTTATACTGTGTCATTTTATTCTTCCTCCTATATTAAAATGGCAAATCTCTATCTGTTTGAATCAATTCCATTACTGCTGGCCATGCTCCAATCAAACATCCTTGAATAAATTCAGGATCATAATTCTTGATTGGTGTATCTTTTGTGAAATATCCCTTTATCGATACTGCACGTTGAATCTCTGATGGGTGCACTTGCTTAGACTTCATTAAGTCGGTTAGCGCTTTTGGCAGCTCAGCCATGATAGCTTCTTCTTCAGCAGTGTATGGTGTTGGCTTCCATGTAGAATCAATTGATAAGTGTGTATCTGTATTTGTTGTCCAGTTATTCACTTCAGGAATTGGTTGTTCTGCAGGTTCAGTTTGTTGTACTGTTGTAACGGTGTTTATTGCTGTTTGCTGCGACTGTTGCTCTTTAATTTGTTCAGTTGCCTTAACCTCATAGTTGCCACTGAATAGATGTGCAATCGGTTCAAAATCTAGTGGTAGTACTTCCGGAAGTCCAAAGCGATTTTTTGCATCCCATGTAGCTGCATGTTCTGTGTACATGATTCTTTCTTTTCCACCAGTTGCTTTCTTTTTGCCTGTTGTCTTATCAGCCACTAAGAACTCGCGGTAATTGCAGAACAGAATCAAGTCAGCCCATTCTTTAACTAATTGGCAGTTATTGCCGTTCTTAGCTTGTTTTAGCTTTAATTCGTAACGATCATAGCTACCTGTCTCTTCTGGTTTTGTGATCGTTCTGATGACCATGTGTGCAATCAGGACAACATTTACACCACGATTGATAACTTCTGTCAGAAGATTGAGTAGTCTACCCATCTCTTCATTTAAGTAGGTATAACCTTTTGACCACCCAATATCCTCGATACCATTGACCTTCATGCCTGCACAAATCATTTCAATAGCTTTTGCTTCTGCCCAGTCGATCGAGTCAATAACTAGTGTTTTATACCCTTGCGGATTGTTAAGAAATTCTTGAACTTCTGACATTAGCATTTGCCAAGAAGTCGGATATGGATAACGTGCAACGTTAAGGGCTCCGGAACCATTCTCTGCATCGATAAATAGCGGCTTAGGAAACTTACTTGCAAGTGTTGTTTTACCAACACCTTCCGTACCATAGATGATTACTTTTAGTGGAGTTTTCACAACTCCTGTATTGATTTCAAACATTAGAACGTACCTGCCTTCCATGCTCCTGCAGGCTTGATTTCAGTATCTGCAGTTTTATTTCCTGACTTATCAACTGAATAGCCATCTTCGATGAAGATTGAACATTCATCACCTGTAGAAACTCTTGTCGCGATTGCTTGCAGATTGTTTTCCTGCAACCAATGCCCAAATTCGTTCATGGTATCGATATCCATCTGCTCAAGTTTATCCAGGAGAACAAATCCACATTTCGGATTCGTCTTTCTGACGATTGCTGTAGCAACTTTTAACTGGTCTGATCCAGACATGTTGTCCCAGCGTTGGCCTTTATAAACTAGCTCACCATTATCTACAGATAGATTTTGTAGTGGCATTTCAACTCCGTTTAGAAGTTCCATGCGTGCTTTTCGAACTTCTTCAAGCTGTGTTGTTAGATCGCCATATTGCAGCTTATATTCTTCCGCTTCAGCTTGTGCGCGCTGTTTGTTCAAGTTGTCGCGAACCTTAGCATTTGTAGAATCAATATTTGCAATGCTTTCTTCAAGTTCAACAGTTGATTCATCAACTAATTCATTTACTGTTTTCAGTGCAATTTGTTCGTCTTGACTTGCTTGTTTCCATGCTGATTTTCGCTCTGCTAATCGTTTTTCTAATTCTGCAATTTGTTCTTCAATTCTCTGTGCTTCATCGAAAATACGTTGTTTTTCAAAAGTTATTTCATTTAAACGATTACGCTTGCGTTGATTTTCTCCATTACGTGCCAAGATTTCTTGTTGCTGTTGAATAAGCTCTGCAGCACTGACGATTTCATCAGGAACACCGTCCCACTGGACCATCTCATCTGCATACTTCTTCTTTTGGTCTGCAATACGGCCAATCTCTGTGCGACGGTTATAAAGTTCAGCTTCCTGTTTGTCAAAAATCGATAGCTTATCTCCAACCCCGATAATTTGTAATAACGTATTAGCTTTGTCCTTTGTTGTTGAATTCATAAACTTTGGTAGATCCAAAGCAAATGTACTGATAAATGAATCTAGTAGTTTTTGGCCACCTTTCGCTCCTGTTGAATCTAAAACCTTTAATGCACTATTCTTTCCTGAGCGTTCTACTATGATTCCATTAGACAATTCAATGTGAAGTTTCGGTGGAATCATCGAACCTTCTCGATCTGGCTGTGAAGGCTTATACTTCTCACCTCCTAGCGCCCACGTAATCGCGTCTAGCACGCTTGTTTTCCCTTGGTTGTTCTTTCCCCCAACCACTGTTAAGCCATTCTTTGTAGGCTCTAATTTGACTGCCTTAACACGTTTTACGTTCTCTAGTTCAAGACTGTTGATTTTGATTGTTTCTTGTTGTTCTTCTTTTTGCATTTGATATCCAACTTCAAATAAGTTTGGTTCACTCATTTTTTCTTTCCTCCTTTTATGAACGATGAATCGTTGTAAATGCTATTGCTTTCCATGAACAATAAGCGATGTTTATTTCTTTTTTGTAATCATTGTTGTACGTGATTGTTACCGACTCTGCAGACTCACGAAATTCTGTGTCATTTTCATCCCAGTTCACTTTTACCGATTTGACTTTGCTATCGCATGCTTTCAGTAATGTTTCTAAAGCGAATTCGAATTCTCTACGCTGGTTGTCTGTCTTCATTTTCTGCACTCCAATCTAGATTTTTGATTTTCTCAACTCGCTCTAAAGCTTCGACGTACTGACGGTTAAAATCAGGACCGTCATAAGGCACGATTTCGATATCTTTTAACCATGCATCACGCTTGGCCATTCTTCCGTTATTCTTGAAATGAAACTGCATTGTTTTTATCTTTCTCATAGATCCACACCTAGAACGAATGCGATGACCTTCACGAATAGCGCTCCGTAGAAAATGTAAATGCCTAATTTGAATGCTTTGTCGCTAAATTTATTCTTTTTCATTGTTTCTACCTTTCTGTGTTAAAATGGTAGTGATGATTTAGGTTCATCACTTAAGCGCCCTTACTTTCGACGGATGGAGCGCTTTTTTTGTTTGCTTCTCGTAGTTCTAAATCTTTAAGCAGTGCCTCTCGAGAGATATGCAGAGCTTTCAGCAAGTTATCCTTTTGAATCATGTTTGGCCATACGTCATAGTCACCAAGTTTTTCTTTTTCAATGTTCTTAACTTGCTTGAATAAGGCTCTTGCTGGTTCTCGTGTCATACCCAGCAGAATCTGCACATCTGTGATGTTCAGATACGTTTTAGCTATAACTTCTTGTGGTGTTGCTGTTGTTTTCATTGCGACTCCTTTCTGCGGCTTAATAACCTCTATATGTCTTAATTAGTTCTGTTAATGTTTCAATCATTTCAGGGACGATACTTTCTTTATCGTTTCCATAAATATTGCTTAATTCCTTTTGTATCCAGTCACACAAGGCATTGATCGTTTCTACTACTTTTTTGTCCATACGTTCCTCCTTTCTATTGTTGGCTAACAATCTTGAATGCAACTTCTGCAGCTTTGATTTCTGCATCAACAACTTTGCTGATCTCTGCGACAGTTTTGTTGAACGCAACACTGTAGCTCGCAGGCTTGCTTTTCTCTTTTAGAATTCTGTTAATCAGGTTCGGCAGGTCTACATACAACAAATCTTCGTAAACTTTCTTATCCATATTTGGCTCCTTTCTAGCTCCTCTTTTCACTTGATGTATAATTCAGGTGTAAGCGAGGAATTTACTATGAAGATATTTGAATTTATAAAAAATATTGT